ATATGACCGTCTTCTTGAGTTCGCTCTTCGCAGTGAGCCTCTTATTCGTTCAGTAGCAGACAAGCGCCCAACCAACCAGTCAATTCCAGGCTCAACAGTCGTTCTACAACGCTACGTTGACCTTGCTGCTAAGACATCAACTCTTACAGAAGCAGATGATGTTGACTCATTAACAATGTCAACACCAACATCAGTTACAATTACTCTTGCAGAGTACGGTAACTCAGTGTTGGTAACACGTGCTCTTGAGTTATTCTCATTAGCAGATGTAGACCCAGCGATTGCAAACATTATTGCATTCAACCTTGCAGATTCTATTGACGCTGTAGCAATGACAACATTGCGTGGCGGTTCAAACGTAATCTATTCAGGTTCAACTGCAACATCAACAGCAACAATCACTGCAGCAGCAACAATTTCTTCAGCAAACATCCGTAAGGCTGTAGCGAAGTTACGTGCTGGTAAAGCAGTTGCTCGCAAGGGTTCTCTATACTGGGCTGGAATCCACCCAGAAGTATCACACGACCTTCGTGCAGAGACAGGTTCTGCTGGATGGTTGCTTCCAAACCAATATGGTTCTGCACAAGACCGTATCTGGGCTGGAGAAATCGGACAATACGAAGGTGCATATTTCGTAGAGTCTCCACGTCTATATTCAGCAACTGATGGTTCTTCATCTGCAAAGGTGTACCGCACAATCATTGCAGGACAGCAAGCACTTGCTGAGGCAGTGGCAGAAGAGCCACACGTAGTTATCGGACCAGTCGTTGACCGCTTGATGCGTCATCGTCCAATGGGTTGGTACGGCGTACTAGGTTTCGCACGTTATCGTGAAGAAGCACTATTCCGTATTGAGTCAGGTTCATCAATCGCTTAGTTGATTGACGGTAGGGCTAGGGGAAACTCTAGCCTTACAGTAAGTTCATTAAGGAGAACAATGGCTAATTATACATTCACAACACCAAGAGTCCTTGAAAGAGGTTCTGGTGGTCATAGATTATTTCAATTCTACAACCGTAGTGTTGGTGTATCTGTAGCCAAAACAGCAGCAGGTGCTTATATAAGTTTACGATTCCCAAACGAAGATGATGTTGCAACATATCTTGAGTTTTATCAAGGTGGTAGCAAGCATACGGTTAACGATACTCAAAAGTCAGCAATTATTGCAGCAAATATAGGTGTTACTGAAAGTAACTTTGTAGTACAATAGGGGATATATGAATTTACATAGATTACGGACACATCCTGAATATGTAGAAAATTGTTTTGGATGTAAAATAGGAACACTTGAGTTAGGAACTGGTGATGCCTCAAGGGACATCTCCGATAAGAAGTGGTCCGCCGAGTTAAATGAATACAAAAAGGCTAGAGCCGAAGGTATTCAACCAGCGGGTACTACAAGAAGGCACGTAGAAGAAGCAAGAAAAGCATCAGAGACATTAGGGAAAGCATATAATGCAGACTCAATGCCTAAAACAAAAGATATAACAAAAGAATCCGTAGCAGTAATGAAACAGATAGGACAAATATAATGCCAATGGTAAACGGAAAAGAATACTCATACTCCAAAAAAGGAATGGCTATGGCTAAAAAAGATGCCAAGAAGTCAGGCAAGAAAATGGTTATGAAAAAAGGTATAAAGAAGATGGGTAAGAAGAAGTAATATGGATAAAATGTATGATGTGCCTAAGAAAAAAAATACTAATTTAGATTCTAAGTTTAGTGTATCTACTAATAGTCAATCAAAAAATTCAAGAACTGGTGGCTCAGGCGCTCTTAATCCAAACTACATTAAAGATATGATTGCTGCTGGCAAGGCTAGACGAGCAGCAAAACCAAAAATTAATGTTAGGGATAACTCTAATGTTAATAAAACATACGGACCTATTGCTGGTTCAGCAGAGTAAAGGATTAATATGGCAAAACCATCTCAAATTAAACCAAAGCCTAAGTCTACACCAAAGTCTAAACTAACAGCCGAGGCTGCCATTAAAGAATTTCAAAAGCAAATATCTCCTAGAGGTGTTGCAACTGCCGAGGCTGAGGCTCGTAGAGCACTTGAGAAAAAGTATCCAGGAATGTTTGTGCCTGAAACTCGCACTGCTCCTGTAACAAAAAGAAGATAATGTCATCGGGTCAACGCAGACGCCCTGATAGATTCAATAAATCTATTATGCGAGATGGCGTAATTGTTATTCTTCGCAAAGATGGGCGTGAGAAAGTACGCCTTGACCCTAAGACCAAAGAAGTTATAAAGGGGAATAAATGAAAAAAGCATTCTGGGATAAGAAGAATCCTAAGAAAACTTCTAAGAAACTAACACCAGCACAAAAAACTGCTGCTAAGGCTAGAGCCAAGAAGGCTGGGAGACCTTATCCTAACCTAGTGGATAATGCTGCAGTAGCAAGGAAAAAGAAATGAAAGACTCAAGACTTAAAAGAGCAGGAGTGTCTGGCTTTAATAAGCCAAAGCGCACACCTAATCATCCTGAAAAGTCACACGTAGTTGTGGCTAAAGTTGGAGATAAAGTAAAGACAATCCGATTTGGACAACAAGGTGTAAGTGGAGATAAGACTCCAACTGCTCGTCAGAAATCATTCAAAGCACGTCACGCTAAGAATATTGCTAAAGGTAAAATGAGTGCAGCCTACTGGGCAGACAAGGTTAAATGGTAAAATGAGTACCAAGGGGACAAAAGACAGTATAGCCATCGTATGGTGTGACAACGGTATGGTTGATGGTAAGTTTATGCAAGGCGTAACAGATGTAATATTAAAGTCTGGCGTAGAGTTTGCTACATCATTACGTAGTCAAGGCAATCAAATTGCTAGACAGCGACAAACAGTAATTGATTACTGGTACGACAAGACTGATTATGAATGGCTACTATGGGTAGATTCAGATGTAGTAATTAGTCCAGAGAAATTTAAATTATTATGGGATAACAGAGATGCTGAAAAGCGTCCAATCATTACTGGAATATATTTTACTACAGATAATCCAGAAGAACCTTTAATGATTCCAATGCCTACAATCTTTAACTTTATAGTTGGAGATGAGGGTGGATTTGGATTAACCAGAGTTCACCCAATGCCAGTAAATCAACTAGTTAAGGTTGATGCAGCAGGTATGGGATTTGTATTAATGCACCGCAGTATCGTGCCAAAGGTTCGTGAAGTATCCCAAGACGGACAAATCTTTATGGAAATGGGTAGAGGAACTAAGTTCATAGGCGAAGATATATTCTTCTTTGCTCTATGTGATAAGGCAGAGATTCCACTATATGCTCATACTGGTGCATTAGCCCCACATATGAAGCGTTTTTCATTTGATGAACATTATTACAACGCATTCTTTGGTAAACCTAAAGAAGAGCCTAAGTCAAAACTTATCACCCCTGATAAGAAAATCATTACACCTAGATAGGATAAACAATGCCAACTGGTACCGCTGGTAGCACACTATGTGCTGAACTAAATCGCCTAGCAAATGGTGGAACTTACCCTGCAAGAACAGCATTCCTTGATGAACAAGGTGCTGCAAATAAATGGGCTGGAACTACTGGACTTGCAGTACAAGGTGCATTAAATGCAAAACTTGGTATTACCGATAAGAAACTATTCAAGGGTATACAAGCAGCCTGTAATGCCTTGGCTAGTACAACTGGTAAATCACCAGTAGATGCTTTGAGAGGAATTGAATCCTAATGACAACTCTTACAAATATGATTGATGAAGTTGCTGTTAATCTTTCAGGATATACATTCCAGCAAGACAGAGCAACCTATCTAACCCACGCAGTAACTACTACTACATCATCATCTGCTAGTCCTTTAGTTCTACAACTAGGTTCAACTGATTCTGTAGGTAAAGGTGTTATTGAAATTAACGAAGAATTACTTTGGGTAGATTCATTTGACCGTGTTGCTAACACTGCAACTGTAGCCCCATTTGGTCGTGGCTATCTAGGAACTACTGCCTCTACACATTCTCTTGACTCTAAGGTAACCATCAGCCCTACATTTCCAAGATTTAATATCAAGAGAGCAATTAACGATACTATCCGTGCTCTAGGTGCTAACATATTTGCTGTAAAATCTACAACCTTTACATTTACATCTTCAGTTTCTACATATGCTTTTAATAACCTTAACATTAAGAATATACTTTCAGTAACCTGGCAGGACATTGGACCTTCTAAAGAGTGGATTCCATTGCGTCGCTGGGACTTTGATTCATTAGCATCTACAACCGCCTTTGGCGCAGGTGCTCAAACAATTACTTTAGGTGAGGCTCCAGTATCTGGTCGTACAGTAAAGGTTGTTTATGCAACTGACCCTGAACCATTTACATCTAACTCAGATGTGTATGCAACAGTAACTGGTCTTCCAGAGTCAACAAGGGACGTAGTAATTTTGGGTGCAGCATATCGCTTGCTCTCATTCTTAGACCCTGCTCGTGCTTCACAGGTTAGCCCACAGGCTGATGAGACAGATTCAAAGCGTCCATA